AAAGATTTCACATTCGAGAACTGACATTCAACATCTGAAACTGTTTAGCCGTGCAGGTTATCTTCGCGGTCTTGGTCCAATTGATGCTTGCTCTAAGGACATTGCAGCTGCACTTGATTTGAGAAACTTTGCTGCTAATTGGTTTGGTCAAGCTGGTATTCCAACTGGAATCCTAAAAACAGATAAACCTATTGGACCTGAAGATGCAGAAACTATCACTGCCAGATGGCATGCTAAACAGGCTGAACGTAAAGTGGCAGTTTTAGGTCAAGGGTTCGAATGGCAGACTGTTCAACTGAATCCCCGTGATGCCATGTTCACTGATGTGATGATCCAGCAAGTCCAGTCCATCGCCAGACTTTTCGGTATTCCAGCAAGACTATTGCTAACGGGTGTAGATGGCACTTCCGATACTTATTCAAATCTTCAAGACGAGAACCAGGTGTTCTACCGTCATACACTTATGAGCTACACCGATGCCATTGCAGATGCATTATCTGAATGTCTACCGCGTGGCACTAGAACAGAATTCAATTTCGAAGGTCTATTCAGGGCTGATGTTGCTAACCGCTTTAACATGTGGGAAGTGGCTATTAGAGCTGGATTTATGACCGTTGATGAAGTAAGAGCGAAAGAGGGTCTCCAATGACCGAAATGGAAACTAGAAGTTTCGAAATCCGCCTAACACCTGACACTAGAGAAGTCACTGGAATTGCAGTGCCTTACAACCAAGTGGCAGACATCGGTGGACAATACCAGGAGAGATTTGCACCGGGTGCGATTTCAAGTGTCGAAGATGTAAAACTTTTCTATCAACACGCTGAACCAATTGGCAAAATTGTTGATGGTAGAGATACTCCAGATGGTTTTGAAGTTAGAGCAATTATCTCCGATACCCCGCGTGGAAATGAAGTTTATACATTGCTCAAGGACAATGTCCTAAATAAATTTTCTGTGGGATTCATTCCAGTCGAACAGACTAAAGATGGAAATGTAATTACCCGAACAAAAGTAGATCTTAAGGAAATATCAGTTGTTTCCTTTCCAGCCTTTTCGCAGGCTTCCATTTCGGAAGTTCGTGAAGAACAACCCGTGAGCGACTTGCAAGCGGATTTAACCCAAACACAAGGAGAAAGTTCTATGTCAGAAAACATGGAATTGGATGTCCGTGCTGTTCAGGATGAAGTGGCAGAAATCCGCCGTGAACTTGAATTGGTAAAGACTCCAGTAATCGCTACTCCATCTTTTGACGGTAAATTCCGTTCACAGGGTGAGTATGCAAAGGCTCTCGTATCAGGTGACAGCGATGCTGTTGAACTGTTCCGTGCAGCCACATCAAGCGATGCAGCTCTAAGACCTGCTTTCGTTGGTTTCGTAAACAACCTAATCAACACTGGTCGTCCAACTCTAGCTGCATTCAGCATCAACGCTTTGCCATCAACTGGTCTAACCATTGAATATGCAAAGGTAAACACCAACACCATCGCAGTCGGCAAGCAGTCAACTGAAAACACCGCACTATCTGAAGGTCAGGTTGCTCTAAGCACCGTTTCAGTAAACGTAAACACTTACGGTGGTTTCACTAAGATCTCTAAGCAAGCCATCGAGCGTTCAACTGTTAACTACCTAGATGTTGCTTTCCAGGCAATGTCTTTGGCTTACGCCAAGAAGATGAACACCGAGTTCATTGCTGTTCTTGCAGCTCTAACTTGGACTGGTAAGACTTTCGACCTATCTGCTCTAACTGCTTCAGCGGTTATGGGTGGTTTGGCTGATGGTGCAGCTTACATCTACAACGCAACTGGTCTAGCCCCTGAATTCATCGTTGCTGGAACTACCGCTTACAAGCGTTTGGTTTCTATCGTTGACACCACAGGTCGTCCAGTAGTTCAGCAAGTTGGAACAGGTGACAACATCATTGGTGTCTCTAACATTCCAGGTCTAACTGGTTCAATTCTTGGTCTTCGCATTGTTGTCGACCCTGCACTTGACGCTAAGACCGCTTACCTTGCTAACTCAATGGCTCTAACTACATACGAAGCATCTGGTGCCCCAGCTCGCTTGTCTGTATCAGACCCAACCACTTTGACCGACACTTACTCTGTCTATGGTTACGCTGCTTTCGCAGTTCCATTCGAGGGTGCTGTCGTCAAGCTAAACACTGGTGCCTAATAACTCATGGCAGTAACGGTGGAACAGTTTAGGGCTTATGTAGGCACTAAAGAAGATTCAACATTCGTCAATTCATGTTTGGCTTCGGCTAATCAGATGGTTGCAAAGTTCGTGGGTTCTGCTCGCGTGCCAGGTGATGTTGTCGATTCTGCGGTTCTTTCATGTGCATCTGAATTGTTCCATCGTAGGTCTGCACCTAACGGTGTTGCTCAATTTGCTGATTTGGGGACCGCGGTTCGTATCGCTAAAGACCCAATGAATGCTGCTAGAGAAATGCTGTTGCCGTTCACTGGACCCGGTCTATGACCAACGAAATTACAACTTCAAAGGCAGAATTTGCTCTGGACTTGCAGACCGCAGGTTTAGATGTTTTGGATTATGTCCCAGAACGCGTAGTTCCGCCCATCATTATTGTTAGCCCTGATTCGACTTACATCAGTCCAGATTCTTTAGGCACTAGTTACCTAATGAGTTTGAAACTGACTTTGGTTGCATCAACTGCCACTAATGAACAGTCCACTGAACAGCTTGATGATCTAATTGCTCAAACGCTCACTGCATTGCAGAACATGCATTATGTGCACTTATCTTCAGTTCAACAGCCCTACCGTTTGCAAGCCAATACTGCCGAGTATTTAGCAACAGACATCACACTTGATTTATCTATAACTCTTTAAGGAGAAACCGATGGCAACATCAACAAGAATCAAAGCAACCAACATCGTATTCAAAATCGGAACCACCGATTACAGCTGCGATACAAACATGGTTGAACTTACCCTAAACGATGCACCTGGTGACGTGCAGACTTTCTGCGAAGTAAGAACTGGTGGCGAATGGAAACTTCAGCTTGACGGAATCACTTCTGGTGACTCTGCAAGCCTTTTCCGTTTGCTCTGGGCTAACTTCGGAACTGAAGTTGCTTTCACTATTGCACCGCAGGGTAACGCTACCGCTACAACTACTGCACCGCACTACACTGGAACCGTTATTTTTGACCAGTTGCCACCGCTATCTCTAACTTCTGGCGACATCGCCAAGTTCTCGGTGACTCTAACTGTCAAGAACGCTGTTCACACTCCAAGTGCGACTCCACCAGTGTTCTACGGTGTAACTGTCAAGACAAGCTAAAAGGCTTTATCTTGGGTTACGTCCAAGCGGAAGTAAAGATCTCTGGTCTAAACGAGGCTCTTGCTGGCTTCAAGGCGATGGGTGCTGAAAAAGAAATTCAGGCTCTGAACTTTGAAGTCGGTAAGCTCGTAACCACTGAAGCCAAAACACTTGCCCCAGTTCGAACTGGTCGCCTAAAAGATTCCATCAGACCATCAAAGACTATTAAGTCAGTGGTGGTTTATGCCGGTCGCGGTAATGCAATTCCATATGGTAACCCCATCAACTGGGGTTGGTTTTATGACCGTAAGAACATGCAACCTAAGAACATCAAACCGCAACAGTTTATGAATAAGGGTGCTGCAAAAGTCAGACCTTGGATTGCTCAACACTACATGCAGAAACTTATTGCTATTTTCGAGAAAAATGCGAAACACGAATAGACTGATTCAAACCTAAAGAAAAGGAAAATTATGACCACCCAGAAATTCGATTTTGAAAGTTTGACCCTTGAAGAAGTTGAAACCATCGAGCTCATTAGCGGTTCTTCAATAGATCAACTCATGGAGTCTGGACAACCTAAAGGCAAGGCATTGAAAGCAATTGTTTTCGTTGCTGAAAAAAGAAAGAACCCAGAGTTTACGCTGGAACAGGCAGGAAAGGTATCTTTGAAAGATGCCCAAAATGTTTTTGTTGATGTAGACGACCCAAAAGAGTAGCAGCCGATAGAAGTGCTGAACGAGTAGCGTTTTTAGTTGTTCATGCAGGTTTGTCGGTTGCAGAATCGAAAAAGATTACATTGCATGAATACCAGGCTATTTTAAAAGCCATTGAAGAGAGAGGTCCTAAGACTCTATGAGCACTTTGAAACTTACGATTCTCTCCGACCCATCCAAGTTTCGTGCTGGTATAGAAAAGGCTTCTAAAGAACTTAGGGGTCTGCAAGCAACCACCAAATCAGTTTCTGAAGGCATGAATAAGGCTCTTGGTGCCATTGGTCTTGGAATGGGTATCAAAGCTATTGCTGGTTTCCTAAAAGATTCCGCTCATGCAGCCGCCGAAGATTCTAAGAGTCAAGCCCTTTTAGCGACCACGCTTCAAAATACTGTTGGAGCCACTAAAGGTGCTATCAGTGCGACCGAAGCTTGGTTAGATAAAACTTCTAACGCTGTCGCAATTCTGGACGATGATTTAAGACCTGCTCTCGCCACGGCAGTAAGAGCCACTGGATCACTTTCTAAGGGTCAAAAACTTTTAACCCTGGCACTCGATATTTCTGCTGGAACTGGTAAAGACTTGAGCAGCGTTTCCATTGCTCTAGGCAAGGCATACAACGGCAACATAGCATCTTTAAAGCGTTACGGTATCAACATCAAAGATGTCAATAACTGGCAACAAGAACTGACCGATAAGTTCAAAGGTTCTGCCGAAGCAGCTGCTAATGCTGACCCATTCCAGAAACTAAATGTAATTTTTGACAACCTAAAAGAGACCGTTGGTTATGCACTTCTCCCAGATTTGCAAAAATTCGGTGAGTATCTAAGTAGCCCCGCTGGTGTTGCTCAAGTTCGACAAATCGCCAACACGTTTGTTCAGATGGCTAAAGCGGTTGGTTCAGTTGTCAGTTTTGTTATTCAAAACATTGGGCTATTCAAAACATTAGCTTTGGTAATCATAGAAGTTAAGGTGGCTATTGGTCTAATGACTTTCGCCATGAAAGTTTATGATCTAGCAACAAAACTAGCTGCTATTTCAACTAAGGGCTTAAAGTATGCACTTATTGGCACTGGTATTGGTGCCGTTCTGGTAGCACTTGGTTCGGTGCTTGAAATTATTATGGCAATAAGTGACACCACCGTTGATGCCACCCAGAATGCTCAAGACTTACAAAACCAAATGGAAAGCCTTTACTCTCCAGAGATGAAAGCCGCCATAGATAACTTTAAAGGTGACATTTTAGAAATAGATGAAGCTCTTGGTCAGGTCTGGGGTGATGGAAAACTTATTTTCGACCAAAGTGCTGCCGATTCTGTTGCTCAACAGGCTGCGGATGCAGCTGATGCTGTTAAGAAAGAAATCGAAAAACGTGTTTCCGACATGGTCAAGACTGGTGAGAAGTTCCGCGATGCAGTTGGTTTGGCTTTTGGTTTACGCGGTAAAGATGAACGTTCTATTTTTGATGTGAAACGCGTTACCAGCAAGATGCGGGCTTTGATAGATGCAGCTAAAGGCTTTGGGGCTAACTTAAAGAAACTTGCTAAAGTGCCTGGCTGGTCGCAGTCCAATTCTGCGGAACTTATTGCCATGGGTCCAGCCGCGGGTAACATTGCCGCTAAGTCTTTACTTTCAAATACAAGTGATCTAAAAGAGTTTGTAAAACTTTCTGGTCAGTTGTATACCATTGGTGCTGGTGCTCAAGCTCAAACGGCTATTACTGGCAACGCTTCATACGAAATCAACATCAACAAAGCCGATGTGAAAGCCGCAGATATTATTCGAGAAATTCGAAAGTATGAGAAAAAGACTGGTCGGAAGTATCTCAACTAATGGCTATTTTCAATATCAAAACTGACTTAGTCGTCCAGTATCAAAACACTTCGGGAGTTATGGTTGCCATTCAGGCTGACACTATTGAAGTGGACATTGACCGTGGCATAACTGTTGAGAGCGGTGTTTTCGCCAGACCTGATACTGGAACTATGACAGTTCGAATGATGAAATCTAGTTTGTCGGACTTGCTCACTTCGCCCGGGTATCGTTCTAATCAACTCATCCAGGTTCTTGCTCAAGGGCAGTCTTTGTTTTATGGAATTATCCAAAACATTCAAATCAGTTACATGGTTGAAACTAAACAAATTGAAGTGACTATTACGGCTAACGATTTCGCCAAGATTTTCAGCAACCTAACTTTGACTACTTTCACTATCCCATCGGGTGCTCATTCCACTCGTAATTTCAAGACTTGCATGTCGTATCTGAATTCTGCTATCTCGACATTAGATTCTCGAATGAGTCTTACCCAGTATGGAACCGCAGCGGGTGCTACTTCTCAATACGCTAACGTCTGGTATGACACTCAAGCTGGAGAAATTGTTTCTGGTTTCTTGGATGCCGAATTAGGTTGGATGTTCACCACCAACAATGGTTCCAACATGTTCTATATGACCCGCTACGATGTGGATGCTCTCCAGGGAACTACTTGGTCTAATACTCGTCGAACCATCTCAAACGTGCATTCAACATCGTCCTACCATGTATGCATGAACGCTATCGATATGAGCTATGACTCGGACAACTTGGCTAACTATGTGACGGTCACTGATCCATCTAACTCGACTACCCGTTCAGCTAGTAACAGCACTTCTATCAGCACTTATGGTCGCCAAGATGGTAAATACCAAGTTGAGTTCGATTATTCCACTGGTGCACCGTCAACATTGACTCAATGGGCTCAAGCGGTGGCGACAGCTGCTAACCCTAAATCCATCAAATCTGTTTTATGTCCAGCGGTAAAGCGTGACGGTAACTTGTCTCCATTGGTGGCTGTTGAAGTGGCGGATGTCCAGCAAGTCGAA